CAAAAGAAAAGCATAAATTTGTTATGGGGTATAAAGATAAAGATTCTATTCACTTATATTATGATAATAAAGAATGGAAAAATATTGCTCATTTTGATAGTAAACCCATAAAAGAAAATGAAATTGTAATTGGATTTACAACAGATGATAAAGGTATTAATGCAAAATTTAAAACAAGGCCGCCAATACAAAAAATAACAATTGGTCAAGATAAAAAAAATGATATACGAAGTTTAGCAAAGGGAGCAATATGTGAAACTAGAGTAAGAGAAGACCTATTTTTACAAGTTCAAGAATTAAAATCATATGCAAAAAAATTATCATTAAGTATAATTGAGCCAATCAAAAATTCAAAAAAAATGCCAAAAAAATCAATATTAAAAAATAATAAAGAATCAAATAATGACAAATCAAACAATGATAAATCAAACAATAATAAATCAAACAATGATAAATCAAACAATGATAAATCAAGCGATGATAAATCAAGCGATGATAAAACAAATGATGATGAATCAAACGATGATGAATCAAACGATGATGAATCAAATGATGATAAATCAAACGATGATGAATCAAGCGATGTTGAATCAAGCGATGTTGAATCAAACAACAATAAAGAATTTAATATTAAATCATTTAAGATTATGGCATTGCGTAAAAATTTAGAATATGCTGCTAAATTTGATAAATCTGAAAAAAAATATCCATCATCAATTATATTATGCAATACTATGAAAATTTATATATTATTATTAGAAGAATTTTCAAGAAATGAAAAAAAATCACCACAAATAAAATGGGTATACCTCTTCGATGATAAATTGCCATCAATTCAATTTAGTTAGACAATGCGGGCTCGCTTTGAATTGTCAGGCTCATCTAATGACCTTTTTGATGAGGATTTTTGTTTAGGCAAAATACTTGCACTTGACCATGGCATCGATTGAATAGGACCCAATCTGATTGCGGGTCTACTACCAGTTTCAAAATACAAGCGAGAATTAAATCCTTGCTTAGTAGTTGGCTTATTTGTCTTTACCAATTTGACATTATTGTTGCAAGTTGCTGGCACATCACTTTTTACAGGTGGCTTGGTCTTTGCTGGAGTTGTAGTCGTAATTGTATACGAATGTGTAACTGTTTTTGTCCCATCTGGTTTAACTATAGTTGTCAGTTCTATTTTTTTTGTAACTTCTATTGCTTCTTCTTTAGAAACGTGTTCTTTGTTTGGTGAACTATCAGGACTCATTGCTAAATAAGTTGGTGTTCTTGGAGGCGAATGTTGAGCCATAAAATATTGAAATGGGCATAATGAACCTTCCTCGCTAGACATTTTGTAGAAGAACTTTTGAATTTTATTAGTAATATTTGAATTATCAAATATGTCAATTATATAAATAGCTATATATTATTATATAGAGAATTACTATTATAATATAGAGAATTGCTATTATATATTAAATGGAAAGAGAAGAATTATCTAATAAATATAAGCAATATACTGACCTTGAACATGTATTACATAGGCCAGATACATATATTGGTTCAATAGAAAAAACAAATGAATCAATATTTATATTTAATGAAAATAGAATTAAATTATCCAATATTACTTTTATTGGTGGATTATATAAATTATTTGACGAGGCAATTACAAATGCCCGAGACCATTATATTAGAATGAATGAGACAATTAAAACTGCATCTAAAGAATCAAAACATTATCCGGTTAGCAAAATTGATATACATGTAAATAAAACAACTGGAGAAATTTCTATTCTTAATGATGGAAATGGAATTGATGTTGAAATGCATCCAGATTATAATATATATATACCCGAATTAATATTTGGCCATTTAAGAACCTCTACAAATTATTCTGATGATAAAAAAATTGTTGGTGGAAAAAATGGATTTGGGGTTAAATTAATATTTGCATGGTCAATATATGGAAAAATTGAAACATATGATGTATCAAGAGGATTAAGATATATTCAAGAATTTAAAAATAATTTATCGGAAATATCTCCGCCTATTATAGAAAAGCCAAAAAAATCTGAAAAATTTTATGGATTAAAATCAGGAACCCCATATACAAAAATTACTTTTATTCCGGATTACACACGATTTAACATTGATGGATTAAATGGACAATTTGGTGATGATTTAATTTCATTATTTAAAAAGCGCTCTTATGATATTGCCGCATTTGTTGGCAAAACAAAAGTATTTTTTAATGATGAACTTATTCCTATCAATAATTTTGAGAGACTTGTTGGCCTCTATTTGCTTAATGATAATGAGGATGAAAATATAATTGCACCCCATAAACAAGTATATGAGCAATCAAATGGCCGCTGGGAATATTCTGTTTGTTTGGCACATGATGGATTAAAAAATAATATTTCATATGTAAATGGAATTTGCACCCATAAAGGTGGAAAACATGTAGAATATATTATGAATCAAATTGTTAAAAAAATAATTGAAGCCATTGAAGCTAAGAAAAAAATAAAAGTATCGCCAAACATTATAAAAGAACGATTATGTATTTTCTTAAGATGTGATATTGAAGACCCATCTTTTGATAGTCAAATTAAAGATTATTTGACAACACAAATATCTAAATTTGGTTCTACTTGCACAATTAGTGAGCAATTTATTCAAAAAGTTCTTAAAATGGGAATTATGGATATTGTATGTGCCATATCAGAAATTAAGGGCATTGCAGATTTAGACCGTGTTGCAAAAAAATTAGATGGTAAAAAAAGTCGCAAAATTTATGGCATTCCTAAATTAATTGATGCAAATTGGGCCGGCAGTGAAAAATCAAATCAATGTTCGCTAATTTTATGTGAGGGTGATTCGGCCAAGGCTGGTGTTATTTCTGGACTTTCTGCTGAAATGAGAAATGTATTTGGAATTTTTCCACTTAAAGGCAAATTATTAAATGTAAGGGGCGAATCCATGACAAATATTTTAGCCAATGAAGAAATTTCCAATTTAAAAAAAATATTAGGTTTAGCAAATAAAGCTGTATATACATCTGCAGATCTTAGAAAATTGCGATATGGAAAAGTATTAATATTAACAGATGCAGATGTTGATGGTAGTCATATTAAAGGTCTATGTATTAACATGTTTGATGTATTATGGCCATCTTTATTACAAGTTGGCAATTTTATTGGATATATGAATACGCCTATATTAAAAGCTAGAAAGGGCACAAAAGAATTATTATTTTATAATGATGGAGAATATAAATTATGGAAAGAATCTCAATCTGATGCGGCAATTCGCCAATGGAATATTAAATATTATAAAGGATTGGGGACCAGTACAGGAAAAGAATTTAGAGAATATTTTGAAAATAATAAATTTGTACAATTTACACATACAGAGCAGAGTAATGACCGTATTGATATGATGTTTAATAAAAAACGCCCTGATGACCGCAAACAATTCTTATTGCAATATGATTCAAATGACTCAATGAATATTATTGATACCGCATTAACAAAAATATCATATGAGGAATTTATTAATAAAGAACTTGTTATATTTTCCATATATGATTGTGGGAGAAGTATTCCAAGTATTATGGATGGATTTAAAATTAGTAATAGAAAAATATTATATGGCATATTGAAAAAAAATATAGTTGCGGAAATGAAAGTAGCACAACTTGGCGCCCTTATTGCTCAAGTGTCTTCATATCACCATGGAGAAATTAGTTTAATTGGTGCAGTTATTGGTATGGCTCAAAATTATATTGGGGCAAATAATATTAATTTATTAGAACCAAAGGGCCAATTTGGGACACGCCGTCAAGGTGGAAAAGATCATGCATCAGAAAGATATATATTTACAAATATGAGCCCAATAACAAGAAAGATATTTATTTCTTATGATGACCATATATTAAAATACTTGGATGATGATGGCACTCCTGTGGAGCCAATGTATTATGCTCCTATTATACCTATGGTTTTAATTAATGGAGTATCTGGAATAGGCACAGGATTTAGTACTGAAATATTATGTTATAACGCAAATGAAATTATTAAATATTTACAATTTAAATTAAATGGTGACTCAACTGATGAATATCCATATATTAATAATTTATTATTGCCTCATTATAATAATTTTAAAGGCCATATTATTCCACTTGGCGATAAATTTCTTGTTATGGGAAATTATACAGTAATTGCCGAAAATAAAATTCACATTACAGAATTGCCAATTGGCTTATGGACTGAAGATTTTAGAAAAATATTAGACCATCTTATGGGTGAGGGAATTGAAAAGCCAATAAAAGATGGCAAGCCAAAAAAGCAAACAAAAGCCGCACCAATTATTGTAAAAGATTATGATGATAATTCCGATGACCAAAATATTGATTTTGTTATTACTTTGGCCAATGGGGTATTGGCGGAATTAGAATCAAAAATTGATAAAACAAAAGGTATTAATTTAGTATATAAAACTTTTCATTTAGCAACTACTATATCTACAAGTAATATTCACTTATTTAATGCAAGAGGCGTATTACAAAAATATAATAATATAATTGAGATTATTGATGAATATTTTATTACTAGATTGGAATTATATCAAGTTCGCAAAAATTATCTTATTGGGCAACTTGCCAATGAGCTCTTAATTATTGAAAACAAAGTTAAATATATTAGGGAAGTATTGGCCGGGACAATTGACCTTCGCCGCATGAAAAAAGATGCAGTTTATAAATTACTATCTGACAAAGAATATAATCTTATTGATAATAATTATGATTATTTAATTAAACTCCCTATGGATTCAGTAACAGAAGAAAAAATTATTGACTTGGAAAATAAATATGAATCTAAAAAAATTGAATTAGAAGAAATAAGACAATCCACTATAGAAAATATGTGGCTAAAAGAATTAGATGAATTAAGTATAGAATTAGAAAAATTAAATTTAGAATTTAAAAAAGAAACTAATTCTAAAAAATTATCTAGTTCTAAAAAAGAAATCAATTCTAAAAAAGAAACCAATTCTAAAAAAGAAACCAATTCTAAAAAAGAAACCAATTCTAAAAAAGAAACTAGTTCTAAAAAAGCACTTTCAAATATTTAATTAAATATATCTAATATATTTAAATATAATTGTTTTTTTTGGATATATAATTTAACTATATGGTATTTAGGTGTCTTTATCATTTTTTTTGTAAAAAAAAAGTATATAATATTGAAGACCATAAATATTATCAATTATTACAAAATATTAGAAATTTTTCTGTATTATTAACTGATGACTTTGAATATATAAATATATTACCAAGAGAAAATTTATTAGAAATACTAAAAATATATAATACACATATGGAAAATATAAATACAATATTATGTTTTAGTTGTAAATGTGAAAATAAAAGCAATATTTAATAATTTTTATGGAGCAAATAATGAAACAAGGTCATTAGGAACTTCATATATTTTGTACAAAAGATTATCAATTTTTTTTAGTTGTAAAAAATCTTCATTTGTTATTTTTGATTGTGCTTTAAATATTTCATTCTTAATTCTGCTACGTACAAATGTTAAAATTTGATTAATATCTGTGTAATTTGTATAATCGTGATATATTTCTTGATATTGTTCTTCAAGAATAACAATAATATACATTGTATCAAAAGTAAGTTTTTGTTTGAAAATGAAAGCAATTGCACATATTACATATAATTTATTTCGTATTGTATCTAAATCTAAATTATTAAATTCATTGAATGTCATACTAGGCGCTTTTTTAATTAATGCATCCATATAATTAATAAAATTAGTTGGCCATATGCGCAATTTTAATGACAATATTTTTAATATTTCTAATGAGTGTGATGGCCATTTTTTGTAGACAAATAATACTAATTTAATAAGTGTATCTAAGCACGTAGGCTGAGTTGTCATAATTAATAAAAGCCTATTTAATTTTATTGAATTGGATAATGAAATTTTAGGTAATGAAATTTTAGGTAATGAAATTTTAGGTAATGAAATTTTAGGTAATGAAATTTTAGGTAATGAAATTTTAGGTAATGAAATTTTGTGAGCATTTGCACTATGAACAACTTTTGATTTAGGGGAGTCCAATTTTGGCATTATTTGATATCAAAGATTATTAAATATATATTCATTATCAAATATATTTATTATAAAATATATAGTATTTTTAAGTTATAAAATGATTATAAAAGATAAAGCAATATTTACACTTAGAATAATTGTTATTATTTGTATGATTTGCCTTATGTGGATTTATAAAGAAACCTTACACTATCTTAATAAAAATAATGCATATACAAATGATAATAATTGGATTAAAATAAATGCATATATAACAAATTATGTTGGATTGGCAGCACATATAGGCCTTTTAATATTTGTCATTATGGGCTTTATCTATATAAAAGATAAAAAAAATATTTAAATTAATACCTAATACTAAACATATCTATATTATATATAATTTAATTATTATATATGACTTAATATATAGATATGTTTTTTAAGGAATTATACTATAGATTTAAAGTTGTAAATAATTCTTTTTTTAAAAGTATTTATGCTAAAATAATTTTAACAATATTATTAATAATATTGACAATATCATATTGTAGATTAATATATATGTTTGGTCAGAATAATAGTTATACAAACGGACCAAAAAATGCATATTTAACAAGTATATTTGGTGGAATTAGTATTATTAGTTTATGGTTAATATTTTTTGCATTTAAGGCATTTGATTAAATTTTATTCAGATGAGGAGTTTTGTGTATCTGTTTGTGTTAATTGCAATACATATAATGTTTCATATTCACTAATAATTTCCCAAAATGATAAATTATTTGCATTCATATTATTAATTACTTGATTAAAAATATTTATATTAAAATTTTCACGATATATATTAATTAGATGATTAATATGTGCATTATAATTTTGCAAATTTATATTTTGATTTATTTCAGACATTTTGAAAATATATTTATATACCTATGATTATATATATTCAAATATATAAATTTATATAGTTGTTTCAAAAAAATTGGCATTTTAAAAGAAAAATAAATGCCACGAATTGAAATTCCAAAAGAAGAATATATTGCATATGTGACAAAAAAAATATCATATTCAGGACAATGTAAAATTAATGAATATATTGATATAAAATACAATAAAAAATATCATTATAAAACAAGAAAAAGCAAAATGCAAATAAATGAAATATTAAATTTAAAACAAAATAAAAAAAATTTTCATTATTATCATAGATTATTACAAATATTGGCAAAAGATATTAATTTTTATGATTATTTTTATATTTTAAAATTCTTAAAAAAAGAAAAAATGGATGATTTGCAAGTATATAGATTTTTGCAAAAAAATTTAAAATTATCAAAAAAAACAATAGGGGGTTATCATAATAATAGTTGTGAAAAAATGGGTTGCAATAATGGTGGATTAATAAGTTGCAAAGCAATAAGTTGCAAAAAAAAAGGAGGTGTAGAAAAAAAATATTGCACTAGAGATGAATTATTCGAACAAATGTTTAGTTTTATTTTTAAAAGATTTTTTAAATATAATAATAGAATAATTCCTATAAGAATACCAATAACAAATTATTTAGATATTGGATGTGGTGATTGCATGCAAACAAAAGTATTAGGAAATGCAATTGATTTGCCAGATGGTTCTATATATGGTGCGGATTTATCACATTGGGGGGCATACAATAATGAAAAACGAAATAAAGTTGGTATAAATATTATTGGATTAAAAACAGATGGCATTCTTCCATTTGAAAGTGAAAGTTTTTGCCTCATAAGTGCATTTATGGTTTTGCATCACGTGGAGCAACTTGATACACTACTATCTGAAATTGCTAGAGTATTAAAACCAAATGGTTATTTTTTTATAAAAGAACATGATGCTATGACTGCAATAGATTATATGTTATGTGATATTGAGCATGCAATGTATGATGTTGTAAAAAGAAATGATTTAAGTTATTTTGATACATATTATGGAGATTATTATGATTGGTTAGAATGGGACTATATTTTAGAAAAATATGGACTTAAATATGTATATTCAGATTATGCATCTAATAGCATTAATTATAATTTAACAACAAATAGAAGTATATATGCAATATATTGCAAAAAAACAGAAATTTAAATAGTTGCTTTCAAGTAATCTTATTAATTGTAAATTTTGTTCTAATTTATTTTTTTTTATTATAAAATATGCTAATATATTTGATTATATATTTGCTAATATATTTGCTAATATATTTGATTATATAAAAAAATATATAAAAAGCAGAAAGATGGCAGAACAAAAAACAATTAAAAATGAATCAATTGAGGGCGACAAAGAGTGTTGTCCTCGATGTATCAAAAATGGTATATATTTTACCAAGGACATTGGCCTAGTCTCAAAGACTTTAGACTATATTTGTCAAAAAGAATATGGAACAACAGAAGTATTTTGTTGCAAAAATTGCAAGACCAGTGTTGAGTGGACATTAAACCGGTATTTAATATTTTTGGAAGATAAACAAATATATGAGCTATTTGATACATAAATGCGACATGCGAGAGCTAATACATTATTTTTTTATATTAGATTTGAATTTAATTAATTATAATATAAAATAAAAAATGGCTCTTCAATTACTAGAATTTCAAGCCGTATATGATTTTTTAACAATATATGACATATCTAAACTTGATTGCTCAATCACAAATAAAAAAAAGAGAAAATTTCTTTTTTCAATATTTAAAACAATTACAATAAATACAATAAATGAAGCAATTATAAATGATGATTTATTTATATTTAAATCATTTTTTGATTATATAAAAAAAAGAAAACTTGCAATAAGCGGATATGTTTTTAATTATACGCTAACAAAAAAAACTAATAGATATTATATGCCAAATCAAAATAATGATTTTATCCAATATTTGAAAATTTTTAGAATAAATATGAAAGAAAAACAATTAATAAATATATTATATAAATATAAAAATTTAAAAACGTTATTATTAAATTCTAATGAAACTATTCGCGGCTGTGAATATAATGATGAATATCATTATTGGCAATATTCAAAAAAATTTAGACAATATATATCAATAAATTTTACAAAAATTAAAAATATAATAATTGAATCATTATTAAACTTGGAAAATTTTTATATTTGTTTTTCAAGTAATAAATTGCCAATAATAAATATAATTAATGCATCACCAAATTTAAAAAAGATTATAATAAAAACAGATGGAAATAATTATTTGCCATTAATATTTTGTATCTTAGAAAAAAAACAAATAAATGAAATAAAAATTTATGACTCTACAATTTGCAATAAAAGTCAATTTTGTTTAGTTGTAAAAATATTAGATGCAATTGCATTACGTGGTAATATTATAAAATTAGAAATGAATACTGGAGATATATCTGGCGGCAATGGTCATTTGCATCAAACAATAATTATATTATATACAAATAATATTAAAATTTCATTTGTTATTCATTATATTATATGCCATAATGAAATGCAATTAATATTTAATCATTGTCCAAACTTGGAATTTTTATCCATTGCAGAACATTTTGATGAGCCAGAATATTTTTATTTATTTAATCATAATATATTATACCCATCAAAATTGGAAACAATTGTATTAAATAATGAATCAAATGAAATTCATATCTTAAATGTTATAAATGAAATAAAAACAATAAAAAAAATATATATATCATTTTATATGTGTGATGACGAATTGCCACCATTTTTAATCCATTTAATGGAAGTATATAAACACATAACATTTATAAAAATATAATATTTATAAATAATATAAAAATAAAAAAATATAATTATAAATTTATAAAAATAAAAATATAACATTTATAAATAATATAAACATATAACGTTTATAAAAATATAACATTTATAAATGATAATTATAAATTTATAAAAAAGTTCATAATAAGAGTTTCAAAGTTATTACTAATTTCTCCATAAATTAATTCTGGAGGTAATATTGTTTTTTTCATAGTGATAACATCATTAAATATGGCATTTGCTTTTTCAGATTTTCCAGTTCTACCAGCTCTACCTATAAGTTGATATAGTGAGTTTGGAGTCGCATAATGTCCATAACTAGAATCAATAAATATTGAAATCAATGGCATATTTGTTCCATATGTGATTTCTTGAGTTGAAAACAGAGCAGCAAGATTTCCATTGGTAATTTCCCTCATAGATATATTTTGTATTAATTGTGGGTCCATTGGGTCATATTTACCAGCGCCGGACAGTAATAGACCAGCAATATTATTTGCTAATAATTTTAGCTCTACGTCAGTCAATTTAACATATGAATTTCCAATTTTTTTATTCCATACAAATTCTGGGCATATTGGAATTTCCATATTTTCTTTTTCTGACTTATTAGCCTTTTCATATCTAATCTGCGCTTTATCATATTCATTTTTTTGCTGATCAAATTCTTTTAATTTTGCAACTAATTCATCGCCTAATTTAGAATGGTCGATATTGCATTCTTCAAGTATGTAATCAATACATGAATCTAATTGCCTTCTAACCCCAACTAATAAAACTTTTCCTTCTTTAATAATATTTTTAATTGTTATTGTTTTTGAATTAGCATACAATGCTTCAAATATTACATGCATATAATGAGTTAAATCTTGGTCTGATAATTCATTCAAGTATGAAAATAAGTCTATAATATAATTTTGTATTAATTTACTTGATAATTGACTAAGATTATTAAAATAATTTTGAAATAATAATTCATGTGGCAATGCGATTAATGCGGCGGCTTCAATAGCTGCAGCAATAATAACAATTTTATCAAATGTATAATATTTTGTATATTTAGAATCCGTATTGGATATAATTATTCTAAATTGATGAAGGTCATCTGCTAATTGAATTGGCAATATTTCATTAAAATTTGGGTCAATTATTTGACATCCAACCGGAATTCTATTATTTTGCACAATATAAGAATTAGGAAATAGCTCATTTAATTTTGGCATAGCTTCTAATTCTGGAAGAGTTGATGATAACATAATTAATTGAGTATTTATAGATGCCTTAATAATTTCAGCATTTAATTTTTGAATTCTATTTTCTCCAATTATATTGCCGGATTCATCAATCCCAGCTCCAATTCCATTTTCCGCCCCAGCTGTTGGCTCATCTAAATATACAACAAATTTATTTGGAAAATTTTTAATTAATTCCACAGCTGATTCAATATCTGTAATAATAATTTCAGCTGGCCACAAATCTGTATTTTTTTCATATTCAATATATTTTTCCGTAATAGAATAAGATTCCATTTTTGGAATATGACAATGGCGGCCATTTCTTCTACCGGTATATGGCACATCAAGGTCATATTGCAAATCGGTAATAGGCCCACTACTCGATGCAATCCAAAATGACATGCCTGCTAATTTTGCATCATTTGCCACAGATAATCGCACAATTTTATTATAGCAAATATATAATAATTGTTTATTTACTTTATTGCATTTTGCAAAATTTTTAGAAATCATTGATGATAATGATATACTTAATATTGTTTTGCCACCAGATGGTGGAACTTTATACCAAATTAATGCTGGGCTAACAGTGCATTTATATAGCGCAGATTCACCAGGAGTTGGTGGAGTCGTCGCTTCTGTTTCTTTTGTTAATTCGGAATAAATAATAGACATTACTTGTTTTTGTTCCTCATATAATTCGATTCCATTCTTTTTTGTAGATAAGTCAAATGTTGAACTATTTAATAAAGATGGATAATTAGTTGAAATACTTAACATTATTTTTTTCTTAATTTCAATGGGGTTGTCAATTAAATGTATTGCCGCATATATTCTCTCTAATTCATTTAATACAATTTCTAAATCTAATTTTGTATTTATAGATAGTATTTCTGAATATGAATTTAAGCAACATGACAATGATTTAATGCAATCAATTAATTGAAAATGACTAATAATTTGTTTATTTTTATATTGTCTATTGCCATAAATAATATGCAATCCCCAATATATCATATAACAAGTAATTGCAATTTGCCGATCAACATTTATAATAGAAATATTAATTTGTTTGGCTTCTGATTGATTATATTTTGGTATGTATATATTACCAAATCCCTCTATAATTGAATTTAGTGTATTGTCGGTTTTCTTTTTTTCACTACTATTACTATCTTTCTTTTTACTCACTTTTTCAATTAATATTAATCTAATAATTGGAACATTTCTATTATTATTGTCCATTTTTTCCAAATGTTCATCTGTTAAAACATCTTCATTATAATATAAATTATAATCATAATCTTTTATTGGAAGACCTTTTAATTCTTTTATTAAAATATATAATGATGATAATCTCTTTTCCAATAAATTTAATTTTTTACTTTGAAATAATTTTTTATCTTTAAATTTTGTTTGATAATCAATTTGTATTTTAAGTGGTGAACATATTGTTTCTTTAAATTCAGATAATGCAAATGTAGATATTTTATTAATTGATTCAGCTAAAGGCAATAATACATTTGTTTGTATAATTTTATAAATATTGGTATAATCTTTTTTTGGTTCATCTATTTGAATATCTGGCAAATAATCCATGCCAATTTCATAAAATGCAATTGCTAAATCTCTTTCTTTTGTATTATCATTTTCTGTAGAGGCCCACATAATTTCACTCATTTTTCCACCATTTGCAGACAAATTTGAAGAAAAATGATTATTTTCTCTAATTAATGGAGCTAGCTCTTGAATGTTTGCCATATTTGATAAAATCAAAAATTTGCCTATAAAATACAAATATATTGCTTTTTATATATTTATTCAACTAATTCAAATATATTTGAATATTATATAATAGATATAAATCCTATTTAATTTGTTGTTGTAAGTATACAAAACAATGGATAACACTGAACTTTTGCTAATTAACGATGATTCTCAGCAGGTTGGCGCTCCTCAGCAGATTGGCCAAGAATTTGGAATTCTTGATACTGCAATTGATGCCGCCGCTGATGCTGCAATTGAACACTCCGCCGATGCTGCAATTGATGCCGCCGCCGATGCTGCAATTGATGCCGCCGCCGATGCTGCAATTGATGTCGCCGCTGATGCTGCAATTGAACACTCCGATGATGGAAATGAAGTTGATGGCGATGAAGTTGATACCAATACAACTGCCCCAAAGAAAAAGAAGCCTACCAAAGCCGAAAAAAAAGCAGCTGCTGAAGAGCGAACTAATCGCGCTCGCGAAGCTAAAAAGTTGGCCGAGGAAGAAAGAGCAAGGCAGGCCGCAGAGAAAGCAATTCAAGATGCATTGCGCGCTAAAGAACGCCGCCAGGCCGAATTAGTTGAAAAGTATTCTCGAGTCTCTGAATGCTTTAATACTTTGGTAAAATCTGCGGATGGCGAAGAATATATGGTTGCCGCAATTGATTACATCCGTGAGCATATTGCATCCATTCGTAGCGAATCTGGTGAGTTTAATAGTTTTCGCAAGAAGCTTTCATTTGCCTCCAAATCTGTTCATGACCAAGTTGTTGTATTTTGCAAAGAACTTCAAGAGCAGACTGAGCTGGATGTTTTCAATTTTACTAAACAGATTGCTCAGATTCAAGAATTGCTAAAGCTTATTTTTGATACCAAATTGGCGGACACATTTTTTGACGAGATGCCCTCAACCGTTGAAGATATCACTATTGGCCAGTTTCTTGCTGCATACAAAGAATTTAATTCTGGTTTGGATGCCAATACAATGTCTTTGGCAAAATCAAAGACAAAGGCAAAATTTCAAACTGATTTGGCTCGCGAGTATAAGCAAATCAAAGTGCTTTTGGGCGATTTGTTTGCCGAATTAAAACCAAAGATTAATTCCTATTTTAAGGAAAATAATTTATCCATGCACAAGGGTTGGGCTGATAGCGACAATGAAGACTCTGATGATGATGAGCAAGCCGGCGATGATATAAAAAATACTGAGCAATCAGTTGAAATTCAGCCCATGCCAGTTGAAATTCAGCCCAGGCCAGTTGAATCTGTCAAAATGCCACATGCGCGTGATGAATATCCAGAAATTGAAAATAGTTTTCGAATGGAAAAGTGTGCAGTTGGGTGTGGGTTAAATATCACATTTAACAAACAGGGCAATTCAGTATTCAGCATTTTGCTATTATCTGGAACTGTTTGGACCTGTCAAAAATGCGCTGCAAAAATCATTGAGCGGACAAATGGTGGCAGAAACAAAAGTATTTACTTTCCAAATGGAAAAGTGAATATTTTTAATGCCGCCAATGCATTCAACTGCATTGATGAGACAACAAAGCGAGAATTATTTAATGAGCTCAAATCATCAAAAAAATTGACAAAAAAAGAAATGTGCTTAT